GTAAGTTCAAGCTTTACAAACAACAGGTTTGAGATTCCCACAGACGTTGTATTAGATCAAAACAATGTTGTTGGTTTCTCAACTAAGATACAGACGGTCATTGACTCAACAGACTACACGATCACCTACAATGATGGTACAAACTCTGTAGACCTTACCTACACTTCTGGTGTTGGTGCTACCGATATTGCTATCCTGAATGGCCTAAAAGATATTGTCAACGACAACTATGGTAGCGTACTCACAGCAACCGTAACAGGTGCTGTTTTAAATATTATTGCTGACGACCTTGTTACGCAAACAAGCTATACTGTCTCAGGAGAGTTATTCTTCTCTACCATCACCAAGGGGATTACATCCCAAGCAACAGTGGCTGGCCCTATCGAACAGAACACTGGGACAATTGACTCGATATCTACACCAGTTTTTGGTTGGAATTCAATCAACCAGTTTGAAAGTGCCAGTTCTGGATCTTTGAGAGAAACAGACTCAGAACTAAGAACCAGATTTAGTGGGTCTAAATTTGTAAGAGGTGCAAACATTCTTGAAGCACTTACTTCTGACCTACGAGGTTTATCTGGTGTTAGTGATGTTATCATCTACGAAAATCTAACAACAAGTGTTGATGCCAAAGGAATTCCTCCACACGCTTTTATGGTTCTTATTCGAGGTGGTCTTGAGTCAGAGATTGCTGAAGTTATTTGGTCAAACAGGCCCGCAGGTATTACAACATTCGGGAATAGTACGTACCTTATCACGGATATCTTTGACAATCAGAAGGAAGTAGATTTCCAGAGACCTACTTTTCAAGATATTTATATAAGTTTGGAAGTACAAACCGATAGCAGCTTTCCACCAAATGGTGCAGAACAGCTTAGGTCTGCCTTGTTTGATTACATTAAGTCTCAGTCAACAGTAGGTCAGGATGTTGTCTACTCCAGATTGTACACGCCTATTAACTCAATTCCGGGTCATGAGGTAAATTCACTGTTCATTGGAGACTCTGTGAGTCCTTCAGGAACCTCTAACATTGTTATTAACTTTGATCAAGTAGCAAAAATAGAGATTGGTAATATTGAGGTTGTTCTGGCATGATTGACTCTACACCTATTGCAGTTTATGAAGGAGAGGAAACCCCTTTCCAAGAAAACGATTATCTAGCGCAAGCTACAGAGCTTACGACTACTCAGTTTAAAGACCGAGACATCTTTAACAGGTATCTACAACTTTTAATCCAAGGTCGTGTTGAACTTCAACTAGTAATAAAAGACATTATTCAAAAAAGAAGTCTAGACTTTGCTGAAGGCGAACAACTAGATGTAATAGGTCGTATTCTTGGTCAACCTAGGCAGCTATTTGACAGTGTTATCATTAGATACTTTGGTTTCCAAGGTGCTACTGGTGCATCACCTTATAAGGAAGTTGCAGACACTGAAAGAACTTTTGGTCCTTGGAAGGGTGTTAAAGATAGCCTACTTGGTATTCGTGAGTTAACTGACACAGAGTACAGAAGACTTTTGCGACTAACTGTCATAAAAAACACAACAAAAGCAAACATAACTTCATTTAATGATGGTGTTAGACTTTTATTTGGTGTTGATACTATTGACTATCAAGAAGAAGTTCCACCAGATTACGCAGAAGGTGCTGCATCTATTACAATAAGTATTGGAAGAGATTACAACGATCCTGAAAAAGCAGTCTTTCCCGGTCTAGATGAAATAGCACTTGCTAATAGATTTTTAGGTAGACCTCTGGGTGTTGGGGTTCTTTTCCAAGATCCTATCACATTTTCTGGTAGCTTTGAAGCACAGACTTATGAACAGTTTGTATTCGGCACAGGAGGATCTACTGCGGAACCACTAACAGCGCAATCTTTTGAACAAGTTTTCACGCTAACAAGACCATACACAGACACATACTTTGATGAAAATGGTGACGAGCAAACAGCAGATATTGATGAACCAAGATTTGGTTACGAGGAGTCTTCACAAGAGCCTCTAGGTCTTTGTATAAATGGACCTAATGAAGTTCTTACCCATACTTGGGGTCTTGAAGTAAATGACAGCCAAGGTACTTTTCGGATTGCTCTTACTCATGACAACAGAACTGAAACTGAAGCTGCTTTTATTATTGAAGGCCAAGGCATTAAGATTGTACTCTTCAGAGAAGATACTTATTGGAAATTAAGAACTGAGTGGGGTGTTTCAGAGAGTTACGAGGCTCTTATTACACAAGCAACATCAAGTTCAATTGTAGCAAATATTTCTTATACACCAGAAGGTGTTTACTTCGCTATAGATAATGAAAATAGGTTCGCAGCCATTACAGGGCCGTTTGGTCAAACAAATATCAGATACTTTGATATGAGAATTGGAGGAAGTTTTACAACTAACGTAGGGGATGTTTACGGACACTTCAACGGGAAGGTAAGAGAAATTGTCTACCTGAGACCGTACATTGGGGTGAACGAGAGAATAGTTCTCAACGGAATACAAATAACAACAGAAGAGTATGAAAGAATAATAACAGAGTACGGTGGATTGAACCCACCAGATCCTGTTGAGATTTTTGTATTCAGCGGTAGCAGTGACGCCACAGTCAATAAAATTAACTCAAGCGGCACTGAGGTGTGGAGTTTCACCGGGCACACAAACGCGGTGCTTGCTGTTGCAGTTGACTCCTCTGGTAATGTGTACAGTGCTAGTCAAGACGACACAGTCAGAAAGATAGATTCTGACGGTAATCAGGTGTGGAGTTTTACAGGTCATACAGAATCCGTCTGGGGGATTGCAGTTGACTCCTCTGGTAATGTGTACAGTGCTAGTCAAGACGACACAGTCAGAAAGATAGATTCTGACGGTAATCAGGTCTGGAGTTTCACCGGGCACACAAGAACTGTTTACGCCGTTGCAGTTGACTCCTCTGGTAATGTGTACAGTGCTAGTCAAGACGACACAGTCAGAAAGATAGATTCTGACGGTAATCAGGTCTGGAGTTTCGCTGGGCACACAGGCACTGTTTACGCCGTTGCAGTTGACTCCTCTGGTAATGTGTACAGTGCTAGTCAAGACGACACAGTCAGAAAGATAGATTCAAGTGGCGCACAGGTGTGGAGCTTCACTGGGCACACAAGCACCGTCGGGGGGATTGCAGTTGACTCCTCTGGTAATGTGTACAGCGGAAGTTTTGACAGCACCGTCAGAAAGATAGATTCAAGTGGCGCACAGGTGTGGAGCTTCACTGGGTACACAAGCACTGCTTACGCCGTTGCAGTTGACTCCTCTGGTAATGTGTACAGCGGAAGTTTTGACAGCACCGTCAGGAAAATAGATTCAGACGGTAATCAGCAGGTATGGAGTCCCACAAGCAATACGAGCACCGTCTTTGGTGTCGCAGTCGGCCCCGGCGGGTAATGTTATAACAAGACAACGAATAGAATAACGGCACTCCGGTGCCGCTATAATTTTAAGTAAATTAAACGAGGAAATAAAAATGGCAACATTAGGTGAAGTTCGGATCAGTGAACTACCGGGAGCTGATCCACTAGATGGTACAGAAATTATACCACTTGTGCAAGATGGTGTTACGAAGTCAAGATCTGCACAGAGTTTAGTTCTAGATGGTGGCCTGCAAGCTCACCTAGATGCTGCTGATCCACACAGCCAGTATGCTTTTAGGGTTTTAAATAATCTGACTGCAACCGGCGACCCTACAGTTAATAACGACTCATCTGAGGGTTACTCTGTACTGTCTAAGTGGCTTAACAATTCAAGCACAGAAGTTTGGTTGTGTCTTGACGCTACAGTTGGCGCTGCTGTTTGGGAAATTAAAACACTGACTACAGATGATTTAGGAAGTGCTGCACTGGCTGATGTTGGTGCTGGCAACGGACTTGACGCGGATTTACTTGATGCTCAAGAGGGAACCTATTACCTAGACTTCCCTAACTTTACGAATTTACCTGACCCAATATTAACACTTGACGGAGACGTTTCAGGTGTTGCTACTTTTACTGATCTTGGGAATGCAACACTTACTGTTGAAGTTGAAGACGACAGCCACAACCACGCTATTGCTAACGTAGATGGTCTTCCGGTACTGGTAACTAAGCTGAACAACATTGAGTCTAACGCAACTTCTGATCAGACTGATAGTGAAATCAAGATTGCTTATGAAGCTAACGCTGATACTAATGAGTTCAGCGATTCTGAACAGACTAAGCTTTCTAATATTGAAGCTAACGCTACTGCTGATCAGACTAATAGTGAAATCAAGATTGCTTATGAAGCTAATGCTGACACTAATGAGTTCAGTGATGCAGAGCAAAGTAAATTATTGGGTATTGAAGCAGGCGCTGAAGTTAATGTTGGTACAGATGTAGGTGTTGTCTACAATGCTGGTGATATTGTTGTAACAAGTACTACAGGAACTGACGCTACAGTAGACGCTGCTACCATAACACAAGCTGGTGTTCTATCTTCTTCTGATAAGAGTAAACTAGACAACATAGAAAGCAATGCAACTTCTGATCAGACTGATAGTGAAATCAAGATTGCTTATGAAGCTAACCTTGATACCAATGAGTTCAGTGATGCAGAGCAGACCAAGCTTTCTAATATTGAAGCTAACGCGACTGCTGATCAGACTAAAATAGATATTGACGCTCTTAACATTGATGCGGATACCTTAGATGGTATTGATAGTACAGGCTTTGCAACCTCTGCCCAAGGTGATACGGCTGATAGTGCTTTACAAAGCAGCGATATTGGAGTAAGCGTTCAAGCACACGATACTGTGTTGGATAATACAACAGCTTCGTATACAACTGCTGAAGAAACTAAGCTTTCTAATATTGA